CTCCACAAACATAGTCAGACTTGCCAACTACAGCCTCAGCTGCAGTCCATTTTTTCTTTCCAACTGGCCATGTGAGATCTTTATTCAATTTGGCACTAAGCTGAACAACACACTCATTGAGAAGATCCTTGTCAGCTGCAGATATTTGGACGCGAGGCATCTGTGCAGCTCTCTTCAAACAATTGAGCAATGGGTCGCCCTTAAGACCGTTCAGGGCCATTCTGGGGTCATCAGCAGTCAGCAAAGGAGGAGCCTTGGAGGGAAGAACAGGCAAATGCTTTGACAGCACAGACAATTTCACAGAAGACTTTCTCTTGATGAAAACAGGGTCAGGGACTTTCTCGACACTCTCCAGATTCGGAAATTCTTCTCCAGGGTAGAGGGCAACAAAATCTGGGTGTATGTTGGAGCTGGCGGTCCCCACCATTTTCCTCGCAGTGGTAAGAGACAACAGCAGAGCCTGACTAATGAGAACAGCACCGCCTTGTGTTGGACCACCGTCAGGGTGGTCAGAACAGGCATGGATACCAAGAATTCTGCCGGAATAGCGCCCTCCTGTGATAGAAACAGGGGAGCCACAACTCCCAAATGGCAGATGTGAAGCAAAATACTTATAGCCGGCAACTACATGTTCTCGGCCATCAACTGTGTAACTTAATCTATCAGTGTAACAGAAAGAGGAGAACATCTGCTTACCATCGTAATGTATATTGCAGTTCCCAGTGGACACACTGAGAAGCTCATCATCATTGAGAAATTTTGGTATGAGATTGCTGAAAACGAGTGCTGAACCCGCCAAGTTGTAAAAAACCAAGTCAAGTGGCTCAACAGTAAAAAGCCTGGACATGTCGAGTGCCTCTGTATATGGCTCATGTCCCAGCCTATTCACTGAGAGAATATCACCCTCCTGAGCATCTGACATTGAAAGAAGGTGAAGCTGGAACATTATCCAAGTGTCAGTCAGCCCGAGGGCGAACTGACTGTGGTGAGAGCCAATCCTGATCCTGAGGATATTACGATCAAGTTTTGCACTGCCTGTCCCCACAAAGGGCATGATTTGATGTGGTTTGACACTCTTGACACCCCCATTGGCATAGGGGCGCAGATTGTCCTGAGGTCCTGAAGTGCCGAGGAGCGGATCTGGTTTGAGAGTGGGTGCTGTTGAATTTGGTATGCCCAGCTGGGCCTCGACATCATGATGTGTGGAGGCACCCTTAAACTTTTTCCAGATATAAGGGATTACTAGGGCGACTGCAGCGAATATGCCAACAAGCTTAGCCCATTTCAAAGTTGACTCAATCCACTTTGCCATCTGGTCA